GGGGTATCAGTAATAGAAGTAGCTATCAGATCTTGTGGTATACGTAAAGTACTAATTACAGTGCCACTAGCTAATGCTGTAGTCCAATTATATGATGATCTAAACGTAGGTCGTTCAATCATATTTGCCAAAGTCCAAGGGTCTTCAACTATCATTTTATTACTTTGTATATTATCTGACTTTGACTTAATTCTCTCTGAAATAGAAGCAGGGGTACGGTTAGACAAAACAACAACATGATTGTTTATAATATTGGAAACAAATTGTTTTTCTAATTTATTAGTAGTAATGTTTGGATTTGTATTCATTCCTACTAATCTAATGTTTGTTAGCTTTTAAATATGCCAATTTGCTTTTGCACATCTTTTCGAGCTCAGGATCATTGATCTTAACAGAAAAACCAATATACATCGCTCTAACTATATCATGTATCATTTGACACTTATTGTATTTGGAATTACATACACATTTATCACAAATGCACATGCCCTTTACATCATTTGTTGTTAGAAATTTGTTTTGTTGTGGTTCCAAAACCCGGGCTAAAAGGTCCTCATCATTATACAATTTTATAAGATATTTATCAGATAACCAGGGAACATGTAGAGGTTTTCCCATTTCCTTAATAGCATTTAAAAAGTGTGTTTTCATATAAACACCTTTTTCACAATAGTCATGTAGCCAAGCTTCTCGCTGAAAATTCAAACACTTAACTGCAGACAATTCACTTAATCTATTCTTATCAGATACCCAACTCAATGTTGAAGTCATAGATCTTGGTTCTAATGGAGCAACAAATCTATTTAATATAGAATGGAAAACAAAACGTCGCTTTAAGAAAGTTACATCAGCTAAAGGTTTAAATGAGTTATTGGAATCCCATTCCTTCTTATCAGCAGTTGTAAATTCCAATCCAATATTGTTAAGAATTTTATGCACAGTCTGACCATTAAAATTACGGTCTTTGGATAGAATCAAAACATCATACCCATATGCAAACACTTTTACATTTCTAAAATAGTCTACAAGTGAGGTTTTACCTTCTTTATATATAAACCAAGCATAAGCAATATACATTATTGATATACAAGAATTATAAAAAGCTGTTAACGCACAACCAGAAGGCATACCATGAGTAGCAATATAAACTTCATCAAAACACAATGTCAAAATTGTTTTTAGGATATTCAATGCAACTCCAGCCAAGGGATGGTTGGAGCGACTAGATAATACATCATGTAACTGTTGTTGGAACATGGA